ATGCCGCAGAAGTAGTATCCCACGGCTGAGTCATCCCTGACCATGATACCGGAACAGGAATAGGTAAGGGTCAGCTTTCGTACGGTGAGTTCGTCTAAGATGAACATCCACTGCTGAGGCATCTCTCCTTTCCAGTTTTTCGGCGAGTACCTATTTCTCTTCTCCTTTAGTTCGACATGAAAGGCAGAACTCGTGCCAATGGTGAAATCTGGTAGTTTCGTCGATTGGACATTACTCCGGTAGATAACACTTCTATTTTGCAGTAGTTCCTCTACCTCCCTCTCGAACGATAGCTTCTGCCCCGCCATCGGTTGCCCTCCTCCGGGAATTCGTACTGGTGCGTGTACACGTTCTGCCTGGGTACACCGTACGCAGACCGAACACTCTCCACGAACTTATCTAAACTCTCGATGTCCGGGAACCCGGTGTCGATGAACCTGACAGACATTGTGGCTGAATCGAAGACGCAGATCCTGGCATCTCCATTCATCAGGTCGATGCCCAGAGACTTTGTATTCTCCTCGGCCTCCATGTGAGCAGATAATCTCTCCTCCAGATAACTAATGCCAAGTACCCGTCGTATCCATTCAATCAATTGGCTTCTCCTTCGCAATAATCCCCGTCAATTTCCTCTATGAATTATACCATTACTATTCATAAAGTGGTAACATTGACCCACCTGTTCGCACGTGGGATTATGCTTGTAACTATGTCAAAGAAACGTATACTTATTATTTTTCAAGAGAGCCCAAATCTCGTTGCCGCCAAGGACGAGCTCTACACCGTTTCGTCCATGCACAACGCTGAAATTGTGGCTGGCGGCAGAATTGGCTTGCCCGATATTCGGAAGGCTCTTCGCTTCTCCGACAAGTGGGACATTGTCTGGTTTATCGTGGACAGCGGTTGGGATGTAGTGAAAAACGCCGGGTACATGGATCTGGAGGGTGGAGCGACCGACGATGACATTGTCTCCATCGTGCGCTCGTCCGGCTGCGATCTGGTGATCCTCAACTCGTGTAACAGTATTGCCATTGGTACGCAGATTGCAGAGCAGACCCGAGCGGATGTGGTGTCTACGGTAATTGACGTGCCCGACGTGCAGGCTGTCACCTTTGGCGTCAGCATGGCTAAGATTATCCTGGATGGCCGAAGCTATTTCGACGCATTTCGCCTATCTAGACCTTCTGGTAATCGTACGTACACGTACATGTCTTCCTTATCAAGCCCAGTCCTGCCCCCGAAGGATCTGATAATTCCCTCTGATGCCACTATCGTCGAAACCCTTGCCAGAATCCTGGACCAAATTACTTCTCTGCGCAGCGACATCTACTCGTGGCGCATTGGGGTGGAAAATCGACTTACTGCTCTCGAGTCGCACATTTTTCCGAAGGGCAACAAGTTAAGCAGACGTGACATCTACCTGGCTACCATCGTGGGCGTGTTAGGCCTATTGGTGACTGTAGCGCTCGTTTTCATACTACGGTTGGTTCCACAATGATGATTACCGTAATGTACGTCCTCCTTGCTGGCTTCTCTCTGTTTTGGGCATTTATTCAGTACAGATCTCCTGGCAGAGGTGTGTGGATGAGGAGGGTGCATGTCATGCGTCACATTTCGATTTTTGCCTTTTCTGCCTTGCTCTCGATTTCAACTGGGAAGATTGGCTATCTGGATTTCGAAGTTGCCAGAATTGGGGTTCGTGTTGCCATGGCTGTGCTGCTCGTTTCTTACATCTACGATACAGTGATTGTTGTCAGGAAGGTTGGATTTGGCAATTGGCGCACCTAGATAACAGCGATCTGGAAATCATCAAGGCGGCATCTCTGAATGCCAATATCTTTACCGAGTACTACTTCGGTATCACCTTGATGGACCATCAGCTTGCTGCCATTCATGCCAAGCAGAATAGTGTGTTGACTTTGGGTGGTCGTGGTTCAGGCAAGACCTTTGGTTACGCAGTCGGGTACATGTACCTGTGCGCAATGATTCCTGACTTTCGTGTGCTGTGGGTGTCCAACACGTCGGACCAAGCTGCCATTGGCTTCTTCGACATCGTCAGACCCCTCATCATGTCGTCGCCCAGGTTCCATCGCTTCCTGCCGGAGGGTCTCAAATCTCTCAAGAAGCGCCCGTACCCGCAAGTCAATATTCGTATTCCAGGGCTGGATGTGCCCGAATCCTCCATTGTCTTCCGCACCGCAGGTGATGGTGGCGATAGCAATCGTGGTAGCACGGTGGATGCTATTCATATTGACGAGGGTGGTCTTATCTATGATGACCGGGTGGTCACTACGCTGCGTCCGAACATGCGTGGTGAGCGATACGATGGTACTCCACGCTTAGGACGCATGACCGTTTCCACCACGCCCACGGCTGCCGAGTGGCTACGGCACTGGTGGGAGTCTGCCAGAAATTCAGAATACGCCGGGTATAACCCGGCTGACTACTTTGCCGTCAAGGTTCGTTCTGATACCAATACCCACCTTACCGCCGAACAGCTGAAAGCATTCCGGCAAGATATGACGCCGGAAGAGATGCAGGTGGAAATTGAGGCGGACTTCCCCGAGTACTATGGGAACGAGTTCAGCCCCAAGCTGATCAACGACTGCCAGAACAACGATCTGAACCGTGAGCTCGAGGAGATGATCGCCAACGGGCAACCTGGCGCAGACTTGATGAAGGTGGGTAGGGTGGGTACGCTCATTTACCAGAAGCCAGTCGAAGAGGGGCATTCTTATATCCTCTCAGGGGATCCGGGTACTGGCAACCCGCCTTTCCGCAATGCTGGTGTGATTGTAGTGATTGATGTGACCCAGAAGCCCTACGAACTGGTCTATTTTCATTGGGTAGGCGGAGATGGCGACTACAGGCCTTTCTTTCGCCATTACACATGGGCCTACGAGTATTACAAGCCCAGTTTTTCGGTCTTCGATGCCACAGGCACGCAGCGGGCTATGGACCAACTCTATTTCGAGGAGAAGGACATCTACGTCGAAGGTCTGTCCGTGACCAACGAAAAGCCAGCCATGATCAACAACATGAAGATCATCATCCAGCGTGGATTGTTTACCATGCCCTTTATTGAGGGTCTGCGTTTGCAGTTGCTCAATTATCGCCAGGACAAAGACAAGAAGATACCACAGGATATTGTAATGTGCTTGATGATGGCCTTCTGGAAGATGAGGGCGCTTAACTATGCAGAGGCCGAGGATCTGCCGAGGGGTGGCGAGTACCCGGACATGAACGAGCGGGCTATCGTCAGCAATAGATTTAACAGAGATGCTGACAGGGCATCGGGGAGATAGGCATGCACAACCCATTTGCACCGAATGTATCCGTGAACCCATCGTCCTATCCCAACGCTGAATGGTCCGCACAGACCGAGCGTTACGAGAAGCTGTACAAATACTTCTCTGGCGAGTCCCTCAGCGAGACAATTGTCGCTGATAACGGAGAAGACAAAGTCAAGTACCCGCTTAAAATCAATCTGGCCAAGGTCGTGGCCATGCTGCACACCCACATCTTGCTGGGCGAGTGGAACGACCGAGTCTTCAACTGGCGGGTAGAGTATGGTACCGGCAATGCAGCGGACATCGCTTATCTGGACCAGGTGTACCGGTACTCCAAGATGAATTCCCAGATGATTCGGCAGCTACTCACCCATTCTGTGCTTGGGGGGCATGTGTGGCGAATCACTTCCGATTCCACGATTCCTACCAAGTTCAAGTGGACTATCACCCCACCCGAATACTTTTTTCCTGTCTATTCCAGCGTAGACGGGGACTTGCTGGAGGCGTTTGTCTCCATGACGCTCTCTGCGGCAGAAGCCAGGGCTAGATATGGTATCACCACGGATCAGGACGAAGTGGCGTACATGGAGCACTGGACCAAGCGCAAGTGCGAAATTACCATTGACGACCTTGTGGTCAAGACCACTGCTGTGATTGATGGAATCATCCCCTATGAGTACATCCCCAGAGCCAATCTGGCAGGTGAGGCCTTCGGGCTGTCTGTTATTGAAGATGTGATTGGTTTGCAGGACGAAATCAATTTGCGGTTGGGTGATGCGGGCGATGCCATCCTACGGGAGACCCACAAGGAGATGGTCGTTTCCAACGTACCAGGTGGGATTAGAAGCATCCGTCGTGAGAAGGGCGTCATCGACCTGGGCGTGGGTCTCGGCAACGCCAAACCCACGGTGCACGACTATCAGAAGGCGGCGATTCCCGCTGGCGCCTTTGAATTCGTGAATGGGATGAACGAATACTTGCGGCACACTACGCTTACCCCGGCAGTGGCTTGGGGCGAAGATGAAGGCTCTCAACGCAGCGGCATGACCCTGATGCTGCGCATGTTGCCTATGTTGCAAGCGGCTCGCACGAATCGGGCCTTCATCTCTGACGGCCTCTCCAGCCTGGCCAGAAAGACCCGTATTCTAGCCAAGTATGCTGGTGTCAACGTGGGCACGACCAGCGACTACGCCCCTGACTTTGCCCCTATGCTACCCAAGGACCGGGAGCAGATTGTCAACGAGATTTCCCTATTGCGAGCGGTGGATGGTCTATCCGACGAGCGCATGCTTGACCTACTGGATGTGCCCGAGAACAAGCGGGAGGAAGAGCTTGCTCGGATTCGGGCGTTACGTGAAGAGAAGAACAAGCTAGAGGCGAAATTGAAGGTCACTCAAGGAGCGGGTAATGCAGGAAGCACCAACACCAACTCAGGTAGCAATGGCTCTGGCAAAGCACAACAACAGCCTGGCAAGTCTGGGCAGAGCAGTAAACAAGACGCTTGACCTCGATTGGAGTGATGCCAAGTGGCGTGGCATCTGGAAGGGTGATGAAGAGTTGAGGCGCAACGCTTCTGCTCTACTGACCGGGAAGGCACCAGTTAGAACACAGGAAGGGTTCGAGGAGTTCGACGTACAGAGGTACTTTGAACTGTCTACCCAGGCCGCAACAGAATGGTCCAAGCGCTACGCCAAGGGGCCGGTCAAGGTGAACATCGATACGGATGTACCGATTGGCCTGGTCCTCACCTCAGATTGGCACGTGGGTGGAGGCGGCACCGAGCATCTCAAGATAAGGGATGACAACGAAACGATTCGTGACCACCCGCTTCTCTACGCTTATGTGGGCGGCGACTGGGCCAACAACTTCATTATTCCCGCTCTCGAACATGCAGGACGTGAAGATACTTTCTCGGCGGGCATGCAGCAATACGAGATCGTCAAGTACCTGGTTTCTATCCTCCAGGGCAGCATCATCGCCATCGGAGACGGCAACCACACGGACTGGACCAAGCGGGTGTCGGGTATTGACCCGGAACTGGTCGCCCTGGGCGATCTGGCTTATTTGCACACGGCCAATGGCAGTGTTCTCGATTTGTGCGTAGGTGACGAAAGCTACAAGATTTTCAGGCGTCACCGCAACCGCTGGGGCAGCGTGTTCAACCCGGCCCATGCAGTCGTCACCGAATATCATCGTGGACCACACGAGTTCGATATTGGCATCATAGAGCATCAGCATCAGCCCCACTACGCCATGTTCGACGGCAAGTATAGAGCAAACGGCACCACCGACCGGATTGCGGTTAGGCCTGGCACCTATAAGACCATTGATAAACATGCTCAAGTAAACGGGTACGAGTACGGATCTTCTGAACTCGTGGTCGTCATTCTTCACCCGGATCGTATGCACATGCAGCCTGTCTATGGCCTGAACAACGCAATCGAGTATCTATCCGCCTGGGCATAATTCGGTTTCATTGACGCTTATGCCAAGCGGAATTATTGTACCTATTGAAATGTAATGTCATTTTTTACACGAGGAGGATTTGATGGAAACTTCTTTACCTGCCGGTGGCGACGGCGCAGAAAGCGCAGCGGAAGCCGAAGCTAATATGGTCGCTGCCACCAAGCTTGCTGCACCTGCGGCTCCGGCTGTTGACGTGGCGGCACTGGCCGCCGAACTTGCGGCGGCTCAGTCTGCCTACAAGGGCATGCAGACCAAGTACAACCAACTCTTCACAGAGAAGGAAGCGGCAGCTGCGGAGAAGGCCAAATTGCAGGAATTACTTATTGAATTGGAGAGAGGGATGACCACACAAACTACGCAGTCCAGCGATCTTGAAAAACAGATTGCCGACTTGACTGCTGCCAGGGACGCACTGCAAGCCGACGTTGCCAAGAGCAACTCCAAGCTGGGTGTCTACGAGATGGTTGACGCTGAATTTCCCTACCTAAAGGGTATGGCTGGAAAACTCCCCGTTGGCGACAACGACGAAGCTACCAGACAGATACTTTCGGGAATGAATGAACTCGTCAAGGGTCAAGTGGATCAACGCCTGGCCACCGTGGTCGGTGACTACAACAGCGGCGGAAACATGCAGCGTGGCGCACCTGCCGCACTGACTGTGAAGCAGCTATTTGAAAAGGCAGTGGCCGCAACCGGAACGAAGGAATACGATGCAGCTTCCAAGGCGTATTACACCGCACTCGAAGCTAACCCGGACAACAAGATTCCGAGGCCGCCGACTGACGCACTTGATGAATTCAACAGTTCACTGATCTAGGAGATCAACTATCATGGCAGATTTTACCTCAACGTATGGTGACAATCCCTGGGAAGGGGTCACTGACAAAACTCGGGACGTTTACGTTGCCGACCTGCTCGACGTCTTTCGGCGTCAGAGCATGTTTAGCTCGTTGGTTCCCTTCAAGATTGACCTGCGAGCTCGCTCTACGCAGGTTATGACCTTTACGACCATGTACGACCTCGAGCCCATCACGGACGCCATTGGCAACCGTGAGCACTGGTTTGAAACCCAGGGCACGGATTCCGAGCAGAAGAGCATCACCATGGAGCACCACAGCGGCAAGGTGACTCTTCACAAGTTCGATGAAATGATCAATCAGTGGCGATCTAACGGCGCTGCTGGTCTTCGTGGCATCGTGAAGAACCTGCTGGCCCAGTCCATGGTCGAGCATCTGGACACCCTGGCTAGGAATGCCTTCCTGTCTGGTACCTGGCACATGTTCGGTCGAACGTGGGGTGGTTCCAGCTTTGCTGGTCTGGACAGCACCGACCTGTTTGACCCGACCATGACCGACGACATCTTCCTGGGCATGCAGACTCGTGGTATGTCCGGTGCGGTGGATGCGGCTGACACTGGCGAGGGCAACATCATCGCCATTACTACGCCTGGCGTTATCTGGTCCATTCAGCAGGAAGCGGCTGCTGATGCCTGGATGGACCGTCAGAAGTATGCCAATCCTAGTGCCGTTCTCAAGTACGAGGTTGGCTCTTATCGCAACGTGCGATATGTTAGCAATCCCGGCCTAATTCTGTGGAACTGCGGCGATATCACCTTCCAGGGCACCGTGGTTGATCCCCTGTATCGTGGGGCTGGCGCTTCCCGCAACGTGGATGCCAACCGTGTCGTCGGCCAGGAGACTCTGGCTAACGGCAATCGGTATATCCAGATGGACGCCTTGGATGACCTGTCCGGTATCGCTGTTGGCGACCAGATCACCATCCATACCGTGCGTACCAGCGTTGACGGCGTGACCAACGGTGTCAATTACCGTGCAGGTACCAACACCAACCGACGTGTGGTTGCCGTGGATAACACTCTCAAGCGCATCACCGTGGACAAGCCCATCCTCAAGGATGCCTATACCACGGACCTGGGCGCTGGCGTGTATGCCTACGTGACCAAGGGTGTGAACATTCACCCCACCGTCTTCCTGACTGCCCCCAACGGCGTGGTCGCCGGGGTGGGCCAGCCGCCCCAGACCTACGTGCCCCCGGTGGTTGATGACGCCAATGCGTTCTTCCGCTTCTCCTGGGATGCTTATCTGAAATACCAGATCTGGAACGACAACGCTGTTGAGGTTTCCTTCAACACCGCTCCGTACCGGCTCAAGGGTGCTCGGAGATTCTAAATGACTACATGGGCGCAGACCCTGGAAACCGTTAGGGCTATCGCAAGCGACATTCCTGACGGCAACGGTGACTATAAGATTGATGCAGCCATTCTGCTACGGTACGCAAACTTCGCCTTGGGCACAGTTGCCAGCAGACATGCGGATACGGGTGTAGAGGTGCTCTCCGTGACCAGTCAGTCAGCAACCGTTCCCGAAGACTGCGCCCATGTTCGGCACTGCTACAACGATGGTGTCGAGCTAGATCCGACTATCGGGAACTATCCAAAGGAAGACGAGTACTCGCTGGTCTCAAGGACTACACTGCGAATCGGAGATGATTCGGTGACTTCGGTCACGATTGTCTACGACAAGCTGTATGCAGAACTCGTTGATCTGATGGATGTGATTCCCTTACCTCGTTGGCTCGAGGAAGCATTCACCTTCTATGCGGCATCGTCCGCACTGGCTCATCTGGCCACAGCGTCGGGCGATCTAAGCCAATGGGATACCAAGATCGACTCTGGCAACCCAGAACACAATCCGCTGCTTCGCCTGTCTGAGTTCTACCAGAAGCGAGCGGACACATCCATGTTGAGGTACCAGTAATGGCGATGCCCACCGGATGGTCGACTCTTGCCAAGAAGATGTTGGCCGATGGGCTTCAAACTTATCTTATCGATGACGTGGATCCCTCCGACCCAAGTATTGCGTCAGAGGTCGTCATCGGCAAGTTTCGTGAGAACCCTACGGCCAAGAATGTCATCGAAATTCACGAGAACGACCCGGATGAAATTTCTGATACGTGGCCTCACGCTGCGGTGACAATAAACCGCAACGACGAGAATCCGCAATATTTAGATGTCATTGGAGGTCGCAGAAACGTGTGGATGCGCAGGTTCACCATCAAGATTCTGGTTCACCTCAGAGGGAAAACGCAGATTGAGGCTGACGAAATCAAGTCGGCCATTCTGCATAGAATCGAGAATTGGATTCTCGATCACCCACGCTGGGATGGACTAACCGATGACGGTGGCGAATCTGCCGTGATGACATGGATCAATCGTGAGAATTCGTCTGCGTCCGGCGATGACCGGACGCCTATCTGGAGGACAAAGCTATGGCTGGAAACAAAGACAATCAGAAGACGGTCATGATCGAGTGCGTGGTGGGATGTTCCATTCCCAGCATGGGCGTCATTGCCGAAGTTGGTGAGTTTCGTGATGAAACCCCGGAGCGAGCGGAACGACTGGCCAATACTGGCAGATTCCGCATCGTCAAAGGGTTTATTCCCATCGAGATTGATGTGGCTGGAGAGGAAATTGCTGCTCCGGTCGTGGAAGTCATCGCAGGGAAGACACTCGTCGACGTGGTAGGAGACAAACACGTGGAAGCACTGGCCGTCATGGGGATTCGCACGGTGGATGACTTGCTAAAAGCCAGCAAGCAGTCCATTGCCGATTCTATCACTGGCGTTGGCAATGCGACCGTAACCAAGTGGCTCAAGGCCGCAAAGGAATAGACTATGCCCACATTGAGTGGTAATCAGGGCTACCTGGGTGTCGCTACCCAGGTGGACAAGAATACACAGAATCTGACCGATGCCGACGTGACGTGGTTTGAGGTCTATGAGGCTCCGTACGGTGTTGGCGACGACACTCGGAACCGACGCCCGGTGATTGGGGACAATCCTTTCACTCGTGGTGCCTACAAGACGGGTACTAGCACTCAGTCCAGTTTTAGCATGGAAGTCACGCCTATCAGTATCGGCAAATTGCTGCTGCTGGCCATGGGTGAGACTACCAAGACTGGCATCGCCTATCCGGTCAGTCACGCCTTCAATATGGCGGCGGCTGACCCGTATGCCATCGACTACTTCACCCTGTTGCGTGACGTTGGTAACAACATCAAGGAGTATTCTGCCGGTAACAAGATCGCCGAGATCTCCCTGGCTTTTGTGGCTGGCGATGCGCTGACCTGTCAGGTCTCCAGCCCGGGCCTTCGCCCTGGTGAAATTCCTGATGGCACTGTGCTGACCCCCAGCTACGATACGGGCACTGTGCTGACTGTGCAGGACGACAACGCTCATGCCGATGTGACCATCAACGGCACCACGTACACCTCTGGTGGAACGGGTACGGCTGTAGACATTCTGGCTGCGAAGGTTCAGCTAGTCAATACCTTCCCTGACGTGCGCAAGCGCAGGGGCATTGGCAGCAAGTTCCCGATTGATTTGACCGTGGTGGCTCGTGCTGCCGTGGTCGAATTGACTTTGGAGATCTCTGACAGGGCGCTGTACCAGGAAATCTACTACACTGGTGGCGTTTGGAACGATGTGCCCGCCATGGGTAGCTTCGCCATCGCTGCCTCGAACACGGATGCTGAACCGGCCATCCTGACCGTTGAAGCGGCTAACGTAAATTTCTCCGGCATGCTGATCGCCAATAGTCCCCAGGAAGTTGTGACTGCCCGACTGAGCGGTACGGTACTGCGAGATACCATCGCAGACACCTTAAAGTTCACGTTGGTCAACTCTCAGACAACCGCATACGTGTAAGGATTAAATCGAGTACCCGCAAGAGGTGACTCTTGCGGGTACTCGATTCTTTTGATTATCGGTTTCGTACCAAGGAGAATTTTATGGCTTACAAAATTGCAGGGAAAGCAGCCAATCGGGAATTTTCCCTGATGGGCTTGGATGACAGCGGCGAGACTACTGTGCTCGTACGCAAGGCGACCGGCAACGACCAATTGCGTCTCGAGGAGATTGTGGCAACCGAAGCTGTGACCTACAAGGTCGATGGTATTATGTATACTCGGCAGCCAAGTACCCCCAAGTACCTGTCAATGGCGGCGAAGACGTGGTTGGTGATGGTGAAATGTAATATCATTGACGCCAACGACAAGCCGTTGTTCAATGAGGACATGAAGTGGGGCGAGTTTATGGCAGCGTATGACCAGTTGCCCGCCGAAGCCCGCAAGGAGATTTACGACGCCATCGTCGAGGAAAATCCGCATTGGGGAGACCCTATCGGTGGCGTCTTCGCTTAGACGCCGTATTTACAGGCACCACGGACTATCTAAGCGAGAAGATTCACGAAGCGCCCTATGCCTTCGTGTTGTCAGAGAGATGTAGCTCTTGGGATAATGCACTGCCTGTCCTTGGTGGACTTCTTGACCAACCTGAGAGCTTGATGCGTGAAATCGAACAAGCACGCCGGGCAAAAGCCAGGTGGCTAAGGGAGCAACGAGAATGGCAAGCAACGACTGGATGAATGACCCGTTCTCGAACGACGACATGAACGACATGTTCGGCGATATTGCCACTCCCAGAACTCCGGCACCCCAACAGCCGTCCCCTTCGTCATTTGCGCCATCGTCCCCCGGTGGCCCAAAGAAGCCGAGTACCCCAAGCCAGCCCCAGCAGTACAATGATCCTGTCTTTGCCGTCTCTGAGCAAGAGAGGGCTATGGCCGCACAGCTACGCCAGTCCATTATGAACAATGGTGGCGGATTGGCCATGCGGCGCATTTTGCCATTCCAGTATCTCCTCCAGGGCAATCGCACTTCCGAGACTGTCAATCTTGACCCGGAACTGGGCGTCGGCCTTGTGCGTAACTCGTTCTTGACCCCGCCTGCTAGCGTGTCCAACATGGACCATCTGGTTCAGCGCGTGAAGGAGGTGGACTCCGGTTCTACCTCCATGGATAAGGTGATTCGTGAGGAGGGTAGAAGTCAACGCTCTTACCGGTCTCAGAT